GTACTCCGTTACCCCAAAAACTTTCTAAGGGTGGGGGGTAATCCGAACGCTGCCCACGGCTTCACGGAGCGTCTTCTTCACATCTTCGATGTCTTTCCCATGATACAGCATATGAAGAAGCCTGTGCGTCTTCCCTGATACAGCTATCAGGTTCTTTAAATCGTATTGCAGGTCAGGTCTTTCGTTTCTTGGTTCGATATGATGTACTGTATCTGCCTGTACCGTATAACCCATCGTATAGTAGAGGTATTCATCCAAACCATACGCCCTGTTGTACGCTGCATTCCTGACCCGTTTCCATTCATCGGAATGATAGAATCGCACGGCGTCGGGATTGCGCTTGGTCATGTCGTATTTCTTCTGCGACTTCCGTTTCGTTTCTTGGTCTATCGTATCTCTCGGACGGCATTTGCATTGCGTCCCATAGTCATATAACTTGCCACAATGGTTGCATATTTTCTTCAGCATGTATTATCACGGCTCCTGACGAATGAGTTTGGGTGGCAGTGTGACCTACCACCCGTGAGAAGGGAGATTATCATAGCGGTGGGCGAGGGGAAACCCACCAAAGGTTAGGAGTGGTGAAGTGTGAATGAAGAAGTTCCAAAGGATAATCATGGTTGTGTTCCCTCAGGACAAACTATAGCATAGTCTGAATTAAAAGTCAATAGAATTTTCAGACAATTCTGAAATCGGCGACTTTTTTTGTGCGCTTCCTTGGTTTGCTTCCTTCCCAATCATCAGAGTGCATGTACCCGGTCCACCCAATCCCGTTCCTTCCAAATTTCACGGCGCACCCTCTATCTCATTTACAGAATCTATATGCAATAGACATGCTCTATCTCATTTACAGATTCTATAATTCAGAGGATATTCTAAATCAATTTCAACATCTCACCAGGATACTAGCTCTAACTCATTTAGATTGTGAGGGTTGTATAGATGATGTACATTGCCAATCCAATTTAACAGATGTAATTTGTGTTAGATGATGTACCCGGGTCCTTCCAATTTTAGAGTGTGTATATTCAATTGAAATAGAACATCAATAGAATAAAGAATTTCCAGGATATATAATATTTAATTAATATATTAAATCGCGCGCGTGCGCTATAATAGGAAAAGATTTGAAAATCGAAAACGGTCGGTCTGTCTGTTGAAGTTTACTTGAACATATCGGTGTGTTTCGGAACGGTTGTATGGAGGATTTTCGGTTATGTGGAAATGCAGTTTATCGAAACAAACAGACAGACGAGATAATGCAGTTTATTTTAACGCTGTGACGTGTTTAGGTCGTCACATGATAAATTAGTCGTCTGGAAGATTTAAATGCGTGTATGAGGCTGTTTTGTACCTTAAAAAAGATAATGCTGTCATATCAATGTTTTTTGAATGTCAGCTTACGATATGACGCAAAAAGAAAAAGGACGGTTGTGAGCCGTCCTTATAATCCGTAGTCGCTGAGGCAGGTTATGCCTTCATCGGTCAGTGTATCTTTGATTTTGTCTGCGGTGATATCGTATTCTGTATGGATGCCGTTCATCCACACATAGGACATGGAAAGCAGTTTATCTACCTGTTCGTTATCGAAGTTGAACTCATCATGCAATTTAAAGATGAGCGTCAGCATTGCGTCCCTTGCGCCTTCATGGTAGAGTGATTCGCCGTATCGGTTTACCCACAGTTCCAGCTTATCGCCCTTCATGGATTTCAATAACCTGCGTTGTTCACGGTTCATGGTATCACCGTCCCATCTGACGACCGTTGTTCCTGTCATAGTCTGCCAAGGTTACACGCAGCCAATCGGCGTGTTCCTTTTTAACCTTATTGATAATGTACTGCTGTTTCGACACTTCCGCTTCACGAAGTTCCAGTTTCTTTTCACGGATATCCAGTTCCTGTTTCATGTGGTCTGCGTCGTACTGTGCATTGAAGGCAACGGATTTGGCAATTTCCATCTTTGCCGCTGCTTCCGATTCACGGGCTTCCACACGGGTCTCCCTGCCAGCTACGAGCGTTTCCCTCTGCATGATGGCAGCCTCACGTTCCGCCATGGTCTTTTCGAAAGCCTTCTTGCTGGCAAACAGGTCATCGGACATAGCCATCAGTTCGTTGTGCTTTGCCTGCAGGGAATCTTCCCACTGGCACAGTTCCTGTTCCTTCTTCAGCAGGTCATTGTGTTTCTTATCCAATACATCGTTGCGGATATTCTCTTCCGCAATGTACTGTTCCGTGGTCTTGTGCTTGCGACCGCTGCAGCGACCGTCCACAATATGGAAGTCATGCTGTTCCGCAAGCTTCGTGATTTCATTCCTCATAAGGGCAGTCCACGTCTTCTGTGCGTTATCCTTACGGGTAGTCCCGTAGGTGATACCGAGTCTATCCAGCGTCTCTTTCACGCAGCCTGTGACGCCCATGCCCAGTCCGATTCCGTTACGCTGTTTGCAGACGCATACGACATCCAAATGAAGGTGTACGCCGCCTTTCTCATCACAGTGTATGTAGGCACCCACGACGACCATGTTCGGGTTCACCTGCTGTAAGCGTTTCACACAGGCACGGTAGAATTTCTTAAGGCGTTTCTGCATGTACGACGGGATAAGATACTTGCCGTCCTTCAGTTTCGCCATCGGAATCTTCCTCGTCTGCCACGGCATGATTACGCTGCCATTCTCTGCCAACATTTCACCACGTTCGTTTACGACATATTCGTATGCGCAACCGGTCAGTTTGTTGCCAAGCTGGATGACGTACTCAGTGTACGGTCTTCCGCCACGCCGCTGTGCTTTCACCCACTGTTCCATCGTCTTAACTCTTTCAGGGTGTCTTCCTGCAATCTGCTTCTGATTGTACTTGCGCAATGCGTCACCAAATTGCTGTTCCAACACTTCATCAACGTTACGTTCAATGATAGTTTCGTTCCAAGGTTTCCTGTTGCGGATTCCATATGTCCGAGGGTTAGAATTCTTACGTCTTGCATTATGGTCCATGTCACCTTTTCCGTGTGCAAAACTTAATGTCATGTCAGTACTCATCTTAATCACTCCTTACTCATCACTCACTAAAACATTGCCATCTGCTTCGGTTCTTCTAATGCTTTCAACTTCGGTTTCACTTTCTTTACCACCGTCCTTCCTTTGACCTTCTTCGTCACCGTGATTTCCTTCCTGTTCTTGTACTGTTCCAGTTCCAGTGCTTTGCGTCTGACCATCTCAGCCTTCGCTGCTTCTTTCCTGCGATGTTTCTCAGGATTCCCTGACGACATCTTCGGCTGTTCCGCAGCTTTAGCATCGCACCATTCCTGAAACTGTTCCAGCGTCATTCCAACCGTCTCACGATGGTCACGCTCCGACTGTTCTTCGAACTCTTTGTTCCATTCATCATGGTAAGTGTTCAGAGCAGATATCTCGGAGTTCACCACGGAAGTCCAGTCGATAGCATCCGCATGTTTCGCACCATTCTCTATGCGGTCAATCTCGTGATATAACTCCGCAATCTCCTGCGTGTTGTGAACGTAATCCAACTTACGTTTCACGGTAACATCCAGCTTAATTCCCCAGCATGTTTTGTGGATAGTTCTGAACCCGTGCTTAACGATAGCTTCGTCCCAGTAACAGTACAAGTAATCGTAAGGAATTCCGAATCGTATTTCGGTAGTTACAAACTTCTCATACTGCTGACGTTTACCCTTACGCAGTACATTAGTCAATAGCAACATTTTCTTCACCTCATCTCATGTTCCACTCAAAGATTTTTCCAAGTTCTAATCATTAACCGTCGTAATGATTCCAGTTAATCCACAGCATGTGTAAATTCAATGCAACCATTAACATTTGCAGTAGCTCCAGGTTCCGAACCCGACAAGCGGTTCGTAACGCAATACGGACAGTGGAGCAAGCTCCACCGTCCTTTTGCGCTCTCCGAGGGTAAGACTATCGATATTCACGAGCTTCGACTTTCTTCTTCTCAGGAGCTTTGAACATCTTAGGATGTTCCTGTGCCAACCACGCAGAAAACGTCTTGTCATTCACGTTCGCCATCGCATATTCATATACAAGTGCGTCCATGGTTGAAGGCGACACTTTCCTGACGTTGTTGATGATGTTCCCGAACCATTCCCGACGTTCAGCTGCAATGTCACGTTTACGTTTCTGTTGCAGTGTAAAATTGGCAACGATTTCGGCAATCTTCATCGTGTCAGTTTCATTGCCAATTGCTTTCATCAGTTCATAATTTTTTGCCATGACAATCACCGTTCCTCTCATACTGCTAACTCTGTCCACGGGTACTCGTAAGACCAAAACCTGCGGTCACGATTCCTGAACAACTTTGCTGCTTCCGCAAGACTTTGCATGTCACTTACAAGCACCCATCTTCCACCGACAATCTTCACGATATCATGCTGAACCACAGGTGATACGACGGCAATCATTTCGGTGTTGCAACCGTCAATCTTCAGCCATAACACCACATGGTTTTTCTCAACGACTTTGTCTGTGATAGTGAAGCGCACTTCACGATTCACATCGACGTTCTTTACTGCAAATTTCTTTGATAACATTTCTAACGAATTCATCATTCTAACCACACTCCTGTTCTCACAACTTTTCTAAAACTTCAACCAGTTTATTCACACTACAAACCCTGAACCTGTTCTCTGACACCGTTGCCATGATGCTGACAATCTGACCGCTTACAGGTTCCATATCATTGTCAGTTACGACCACGCAACACTGCCGCTTATGGTCGGTAGTCGGTAAGATGATTTCGTATATGCCAGTATCCTTCACCGGGTTATACGCTACCGCTACGCCGCCGAAGCTTTGCGCTGCGTTCCAAACATCATTCGCCTTCAACATCTTACATCACCACTTCCTTGAACTTAATGGAAGGATACCGCTGGTGAAACAGCTTCACTTTCAGTTTGTAAACCTTGTCTCTTGCGGTAATCCACGACTTCACATCTTCCACCACATCGGAACCGTTTTCATCAATGTATCGGAAGTCTCCGCTGTAGGTAATCGGGCGAATCCATTTGCCGTCCGTGTCACGGTAACCGTCCATCAGAATGAACCGAGGCTGACGGCTAAGGTTGGTAATCATCTTAGCCGCCTGCAGTGCCTTCAGTTCGCCCCAACGTTTGGCTTCCGCTTTGGAATCAAAGGTTACGCCGTCAACGACCACTTTGTTGTTCCGATACTTATTAGCCTTACGTTTAAACATGTTGCACCTCACACACTACCTATCCTGAACCTGATAACAGATTATTATCCGTATGCGATATCGCTTCCGATGAAATTCACCCCTGCAAGCTTACAGGCTTCCAATACAGAGTAACCGCCAGACGCCGGGTCAAGGACATATTCGCCTTCGTTCGTTGTCGCCTGTATCAGTCTTTTTTGCAGTTCAACAGGCTTACTGTGCGGATGTGTCTTCCCTGTCTTTTCGACCCACACATCGGGTATGCTATGGTCGTTCCAAAAGCCTTTTGCCTTCACTGGACTTTTCTGCAACACCATAAGGAACTCTGACTTGTGCCTTGCACGATACCCCATACCAAGCTTACCTTTATCCCATGTAATCATATCCACAAGATTCAGTGAGCTATCCTTTATCCACGCATTGATACCCTGACACAGATGATACTTATCTACCCACAAGAACAAGTGACCACTGGGCTTCATTACACGGTTTATTTCCCTGATGAACTTCACGATGGTCTCTTCGTCCATTTGGGTAAGGGAACAACGAGCCTTGCCCCGTTCCTTGCCTTCGTTACCGTACTTCAGCTTATCTAACACGCCACGATACTGTGGGTCGAAGAACACGGTCTGTATCGTTCCGTCATTGATATCCGAAAGAAGCTTCAGACCGTCAGCCTTGTTCTTGCTGTTCGTTAAATACAGTTCAGACCTTAGCACATTCATGGTCTTCACCTCTTCACTGGTTGATACCGACCGCTTTGCAACACCGCCGAATTCCTGTGCCACACTCATTACGTCTTTTGGTTTCATCATGACAGGTCACCGCCTTACTGCCTGTCTTCGCATTCTTTTGCAATCTCATAGAACCGTTGCTGTTCGCCTTTGAACACCGTGTTCACCGTTCCTGTTTCACCGTTACGGTTCTTTGCCACGATGATGTCGCAGGTATTGTCAGGTTCGCCTGTATCATCATCTATCTGCCCGTAGGAATCCGTACTGCGGTGTAACAGGAGAACAACATCTGCATCCTGTTCGAGTGAGCCTGAATCACGCAGGTGGCTCATTTGTGGCTTCTTGCTGTGCGTGGACTCAGGCGCACGGGACAACTGGCATAAGGCAAGAAGAGGAACATCGAACTGTTTCGCCATCGCCTTCAATTCACCGCTTACCTCTGTGACCTCTTCGTTCCGTGAAGACCGTCTGCCTTTTGCGTCGGGTGCAATTAACTGAAGATAGTCGATAATGATAAGACCGAGAAAACCCTGCGAATGCAACCGCCTTGCTGTTGCCTTTATTGCTGACAACGTCCTGCTTGTCTCATCAATAAAGATAGGAAGGTTTGCGATACGCTGCTCCGCTCTTTGGACACCTTCCTTCGAAAGGTCACCGCCCGTCACCGAAAGAACCAACCGCTGAATCAGTGAGATGGTATCCATTTCGAGGCTGAAGATTGCAACAGGTACGCCCGACCTTGCTGCCGCCAGTGCGATGTTTAATGCTAATGCCGTCTTACCCACAGAAGGTCTTGCAGCCAGTAACGTGTAGTACTTTTTGCGGAGACCACGGGTAAGCCTGTCCAATAAGGGAAGCCCTGTAGTCACACCTAAAAGCTTTCCTGATAAGGCATCGTGCAATCCTGCCACCGCCTCTTCGATGTTACTTCCGATGACGGTTGCGGTATTGTTTGCCCCTGTAGAGAGGGAATTCATCAAAAGGTTCTGTGCGTCTTCCACGGCTGTGTCAGAACGCTGGAAACCTAAGTTACTAATCTGCTGCCCGATGTCGATTAACTGTCTCCACTGGGCAAGCCTGCGAACTCCTTTGGCATAGGTTTCAATGGAATCGGGCAGGTAGTTCATACTTGCAAGTGCTGTCACTGTTTCCATGCTGCCAGCTTCTTCGAGAGTGTGCAGGGTATTAAGCTCACTGATGACGGAGACCGTATTTACGGATTCGCCACGGTCATAAATGCGTTTCATGGCTACCCAAATGTGCTGATGGCGTACGTCGAAGAAGTCAATGGGCTGTACCCAGTCTGCAACATAATCCATAGCGGATTTACTTAAAAAACAAGAATTCAGAACAGCTGCTTCCGCATTGATATCACAGGGAAGAGCGTTTACATAACCTTCATAATCTTCCATTGAAAGCACCTCCAAAACTACGTGTCCAAGCTATCCGTTGTGCCTTTTCGGTAAGTTCGTTACATTTGGTTACGAGCATTGCCAGCGGCGGTAAGAAACTTTCCGTCATCATCATGTGTTCCGCAGCCTTATCGACAATCTTTGGATTGTATCGACGAAGCTTGTCAGCATACAGACGCTGCCTGTCGGTTTCAATGCCTTTGCCAAATGCCGTGAACAGATTCCACATCACCATCAGGTACGGGTCAACCGCCTGTTCCTGTTGTTCCTGCTGATTCGTTGCAGGTGTCGGGGCAATGGGCGAAAACTGCTGTGGGCTGTTCCGTTTCACGCTGTTGCGTTCCCATGTCTTGATAACAAGGTAATGGTTCTTGTACTTCGTAGAATGGGTCGCAATATAATCATCGAGATGCTGGATTTTATCCTGCCAGTCAGGGAATTCGTCCTTCAGTTTCTGAAGTTCTTCATCGGTCAGCTGTACGTTGCCGTACTGCCCGTAAGTGTTTTTCTTCTTAGGCGATTTCTTGGTCGCCTTAGGTTTATCTTCCATCGGAAGCAATTCGTTCATTTCTTCATTCATGGTGGTCACCTCTCTGCAATCAAATCCCGTCTTCAACCGTGCAGTCGCCTCTTACCAGTGCCAGCTTAAAGCTTTCCAAGAAACGACTGCGATACATTGCATATACATATTGCTCAAAGCTTCCATCGAATTTACCCGTCTTATTGCAAAACCGATAATTCACATACATATCAATAATCTTGCTCTTCGTAAACTTAATGTCTGCTTTCTGCCGACCAGCAAGAACATCTAACACGAAGTCATACAGTTCATCGGAAGCATAAGTAAGAACATATTCTTCATCAAACATAGCCTTGTTCATAATCGCACCGCCTCTCATAATACACACTTAATGCCAATATCCAATACAGTCTGCAAAGCTCTGAAATTCTTCCCATAGAAATAATTGATATCAAAACTAATCCGGTTTACAAAACCATCGTCAACAAGCTCGCAATTGCTTTCATTGGTAAACGGATAAGGCGAACCGTATCTTTCCATATTGAAATCTGCAAGCCCATTCGGCAGATTGTGCATATAATTGGAAAGATATTCGAAGCAAGCTTTTGTCATAGCACTGTCAAATGCTTTTGTCGAAAGCTCGTAATGCTGCTTTTCGCCTTTCGCATCGTACAGATTGAAAGCCAAATCTTCATTGAATAAATAATCAATCGTTGCTGCAATATGCTCTTCTTTCTGCTCGGAAGAAGCATCTGCAACCATAGCCATCGGAGCATTCAACTTTTTGCGAAGCACAGCTTCAAGAATAGCAACCTTCTCATTCAGTTCCTTGTAATACGCCTTTTTAGTCATAATAAGCACCCCTTCAAATTATTTGTTAACACCAGATAGACCAAAAAAATAAGGACGAGTAACAGAAAAAAACCCATAACATTTGGTTGCACGCAACTTTTATGCTATGGGTTTCCTTTACTCATCCCTATGCAAGAATCACTTATGAAGTTTTTACAGTATCATCATAACACATCTCGGACCACTGTCAACCCCTATACGGACAATGGGTATTTTCGTCACGATTGTACAAAATAAAACCGAGAAGCCTTAACAGATAAGACTTCTCGGACGTTTGTGTTTACAATTTTGAAACAATAATTTTAAATAACATTGACTTCAGAGATGCTTAATATAATAACATTCTTTTAAAATTGGATACAAAATATACACAATTTACGATACAGAAACACCAAATTAAATTACATACTTACCAAAGAAAGAATTCAATGGATTGCTTTTCTCATTCGCATCCTTCGCAGCATCATCATCCCATGTGAGATAGATAGCCGTGGTTGCGATATCAGAGTGACCAAGAACACGTTGAAGGCTTGCAATATCCATTCCATTTTTCAAAGATTCCGTTGCGTATGTGTGTCTAAAAGTGTGCGGTGAAAATCTTTTCCCTGATATTCCTGTTCCTTCTGATAGCCTGCGGAAAACAGAACGTAAACCACCAACGGTCATCCTGCTACCATCCTTAGTAATAATGTAGTAAGGACAGTGTGCAACGGATGCTCGCATTTCCGTATATCGTTTCAGCGACGACCTAAGGCTTGCGGATACTGGTATGTTCCGTAGTTTGTTTCCTTTTCCTACGACACTGATAAAATCACCTTCGATACGAGTAATCCCAAGCAGTTCAGACCGTCTCATTCCTGTTCCGAGTAGAAGACACATTATCGCATGGTCACGGACGCTACAGAAATCATCTTTACCATAATAATACGATAGTATTGATTGTACTTCTGCTACGGAGAACGTCCTCGCATGGACTTTGTTCCGTGGTGGTGTCTGCAGACCCTGTAAAGGATTGTCTCTCAGACCTTGTGTCTCACAGTACTGGTAGTACGCATGCAGAACACGCCATTTGTCACGGATAGTAGCCACACTGTACCGTTTACCCTGAAGGTAAATAAGGTAATCCCTGACCGTTTCCTGCGTTGCCATAGAAAGACCGCTACGGCATAGGTACTGCCAGTAGTCTTTCAGTGCGAAACGGTAACTGGCAAGAGTCGTTTCTGCTAACCCAGCTGCCTGACGCTGCAACATAAAATTCGTCATCAAAGTTCTTTCATTCATCTTGTTCATGCCTCCTTTGTAAGCACACTTAGATTATGTTAAGTGTCCCAAAGGCAAAGAAAAAAGCGTCATCGGTATAATACCGACAACGCTCAAATCCGCATGGTTCCTACATATGTTGGTGCCGCTGGCCGGAGTCGAACCGGCACGCCCGCAAAGGCGCTTGATTTTGAGTCAAGTGCGTCTGCCAATTCCGCCACAGCGGCTTATTTACTGGGTTCCAGCATGTTTGAGTGTCACCGATACACTACCGAATCAAGTGCGGTGGGACACCTAAAAAAAACATGTTTTAAAATACTTTTTCAGTTATCAATGTTCATCATTCTGCTGTAAGGTAATTTCAGTTAACCCTGCAATCCACCGCAGCCAGCCTGCGACCGTCTGCGCCCTTCTGTGCAACATGGCTTCTCCCATATTGATTCCGTTCTCTACCATGATTTCCATGATACGCTGAACAGGAGGAACCTCATGTAACGCACGCATTTCATCGTATACGTCTTTGAAGAGCGCATGCCTTAGTATCTGCCTTACCAATGCAAGCTGGCGTGGCTTATAGGGCATTTTCGCTATCAATTCGCCCATGCGTGTAAGCGTCCGTTTCCTGTTCTCGTCTTTGGTGAACAGCCCGATGTAGGCTCCGCCGTTAAAATAATAATCCGCCTGTCGTTCCGTGAATTCCATGGCTTCTGCTATCTCATGTGCGGTCATCGCCCCGTGTTCGTTCAGTATATCCAGTAAGGATACGACCCTGTCCAATCGGTCACATTGTGGAAACGGTATCTCATGCGGTTCAACTTCCGATGTCCTGCGGATAGCGTCCAGTTCATCGAAGCTGATTAGCATATCTTCTACGAACGTGTAGAATCCGCTTCGTACAAGTTCTATGCTGCTATAATCTGTCAGTTCACGGAATCGGTATTCGTACAGGCTGTAGATGTCATTGCAGTATACCACAAACAATAATCGGACAGGTTTCGTCACCTCATGCTGCCATGTCCTGTATGGATAATATAACTGCCTTACAAGGAAATCGTCGTGGCGGACGTTTTTTGCTTCCATGATAACAACTACATTGGCATCTTCAAAACCGCCGTCTATCTCAATCTGTGCGCCCTTTACATGTACGTTCCGTTTTACGCCCCTGACCGTGTCACAGGTAAAATCGAATTCGCCGCTTCCCTGTCTGCCGTTAAAGGTCTCCTTCAGGTTACTCGTTTCTAAGAAGTCATCAAGGATGCTGGAAAGGATAAGCTGATTTATTACATTGCTTTCTGACCGCTCGTTCGTGGTTTCATAGTACGGTCGTGCTACCTGTTTAATTTCACCGCAAACCTCAGGCACTTCTTCATATAACAGAAAGTCACTCAGTACATAGGTATTATTACTGGTTGGCAGCAAATTGATTTGGTTGTCCCTGAACTGGCTTGGAAGCTGTTCGGTACTGTCAAACTTTAAGGCTAACCGTGGCTCACGGAACTCACGTACCTGATTGGCTGTTATATGGAATTCGCCTTCACTTGCAATATGAGACAAGATATCGTATTTATCTATCAGACCCTGCCATGCCACTTCGTTCTTTGTCATGATATCAACAGTTCCTTTATCGCACCACGTTTGTTTCCTACACTGTTAATCGCACGTTTCGCTTGGACTTCTTCTATATGGAATCCTTCATACAGTTCATACACGGCAGGTGCCGATGAGTTAGATAACAAGAATTTGATACCAGCCTTTTTCAGGGCTATACAGCAGTCCCTCAGTTCGGTCTGTTCTTTCATGCCGAACCCGTCCGCCGTATAGTTCGTGAACGCCGATGTCGCATTCAACGGTACATACGGTGGGTCAAGGTAAACGAACACGCCAGCCTTGTTCCTCTGTTTCAATGCGTCTTTGATGATTATCTTGTAATCGACCGCTTCCAGCCTTACTTGGTTCATCTTCAGGTAACAGCTTACGTCCACAAGGTTGTCGTAATCCACGGTCGGGTTCTTGTACCTTCCACAAGGCACGTTGTACAGACCTTCGCTGTTCACACGGTACAGACCGTTAAATCCCGTCTTGTTCAGATAGATAAGCCTTGCAGCCTTGGTAAGGTTGTCAGCCTTCTTCCACGCCTCTTCACGGTCTAAGTTCCTGACCTTGTAATAGTATTCCTGAGAGTGATTCTGTAAATGCCTGTCTACCGCCGCAATCAGTGTTCCTGCATTGTCACGTATCACACGGTACATGTTCATCAGGTCGTCATTGTAATCGTTTAATACGGCGTTTTTACAGCACAGGGAAAAGGCGACAGCCCCGCCGCCGACGAATGGTTCGTAGTATTTAGTTATCTTCTCAGGCACATGTTTCCTGATTTCATCTAATATCTGACGTTTACCGCCAACCCACTTAATCACAGGTAACAAGGAAAGCCACCACCCATCACATTTAATTATTCCATTTGAGACTTTTTTAATATTATATAACCTTTTCATTTTTTCGGCTATATCATTTTGCCCGCCTCATTAAAACACGCCTTCCCCACGGTACAAAATGGGGACGCAGATATGCGTCCACCCATTTTTCCGTGTGTTGGCGTGTTTTTCATTTCAACGGGCAAAACGCTCGCCGAAAAAAATGAAATAAATGAAAAAGAAAGGAAGAGTGATTATATGCTAAAAAAAAAGATATATGGAAGACTGCCGCAGAAACAATCCATAACGCACTTGCACAACGCATTCCGTTATATATGGAATTCGCCATCGAAGCAGACGAAGGCTGTGTCAGACAGCAGGACATCTACGGTGCCGTGGACACAGTTATTCTTACACCATCAGAACGCACATACCGATTGCAAAAGAAAAGCAGAAACACCGACGCAGACGACCTATGCTTCGAGTTCCGTGCGTTCTATGCAAGTCCGCAGAATCTACAGACGGGGCAGCAGGTCACGATAGGCGGTGCCCACAGGCTAAACAGCCAGTGCATGCTGACGCCCAAGTTCTGCAACTGCGACCTTGTTGCTTACCACCTTCCAAAAAGTGGTGCCACAAGACTGTTCAACCGATTCTATCTTGAATTGCTGTTTGCGGAGCCTGAGACATGGGAACACGCAACAGGCATAGTTATGAAAGACAGAATCACATTCAATGTATTTTTCAACTGTGACGAATTTACCGATATGTACTTACGGTCGGTCAAAGACGCAACGGTTGGGAAGGAGGAAACGCATGTTATTCAGACATTATCCTGTAGTGATATCGGAAGATACAGAACACAGAACCTACAACGCCATCTGCCCGGACTTGGATTTAGCTATCGCCATCCATTGCGCAGAAAGCAAAATCGAAGCGGCTGGGTTCGCTTTCGCACAGGTACATATGTACACAGCCGCATTAAAGCAAATGGGCAAGCCTCTGCCACCAGCAACGCCCATGGAAGAGGCGTGTAAACTGAAGGCGGAAAACGTTATCATGATAATAGGTGTTACGGTATGTCAAACGGAAGAGGGTGATAACTTTGAAGCCATTAACGCATACAACACCACGTAATATTGAAGAAATCATCAGTAAATATATCGTAGGTCAAAAGAACGGCATAAGGACAATCTCAACGGCATTGTCAGCCCACATCAGCAGAATCATTTATAACAAACTACACTGCGACAGGATACGAAAAGACCTTCTGCTTGTCTGTGGAAACTCAGGCACGGGAAAGACAGAATCGTTGACCGTGGCACTGAACGCCTTGGATATGCCCATACCGTTCGCTATCGTAGGCGCAAACACACTGTCCGCAGTAGGATACAAGGGAAGAAGCGTGGACAGTATCTTAGTGGATTTAATCAGCAGCGCAAAGAACATTATCAGTCAGGACGTGTTCCGTTTCGTTGACCCGTTAGAGTTCAGCGATGAATCAAAACGTGGTCGTGCGGTCAATAAAGCCATCATTGATTTATGCGAAACTGGAATAATTTATATTGATGAGTTTGATAAGTTAGCACCACGGAACCAAGCTTCGACTGACCCAGGATACGCAAAGAACATGATAAACAGTTTATTGAAAATCGTGGAAGGAGGCAAAGGATTCGGGGAAGACGAGCTTTCCCAGCAGATAGATACGACAGATATCCTGTTCATCTTCTCAGGCGCATTCGCCGACATGCTGAAGCCTGAACGCATTGTCTACGACATAGGTTTCAACTGCAAGGCAAACATACAAACCGAGGTTGACGTTCCCACCACAAAAGACCTGATAAACTACGGATTCAGTTTAGAGCTTTGTGGGCGTATTACGCAACGCTGCAGGTTCTATGACCTTACAGAGGACGACCTGTACAAGATACTTAAAGAATCACGCATATCGCCGATTTACGATTACCAACGGTTGCTTGACGCAGCGTCCTGTCACCTGACAGTCGAAGACGCCGCCTGTAGTGAGATAGCAAAAAAGGCAATGGAAATCGGCACGGGCGCACGGGGATTAAAGACCGTACTCGGAGGAAGCATAATGGATATACTCTACGATGTCGACGGCAAATACAAAAACGTTGATGTAGTGATAACGCCCGATGTCATAAAGAATAATGCGAAACCGCTCATCAGGGAATACAACAACAAAGAACCACCCACGTTTTACAAAAAACGGACTACATGATACAATATTACCATCATAATATTATTAGGAGGGATTCTATGTTAAAATCAAATCTGAACCTTACAAACCGCAGTACCAACGACCTTATGAGGGAATTCAACGTGTTCCTGATTAAGCTGCAGGCGTTCAACAGGGCAGCAGACAAACATACGGAAGACGCCCTGATTGAACTGCTGAAGGACGATTGCAATGGCTGGATTAACTTCTTTGACCGTCCCGTTCCTGAAATGGCAAAACAGCTTTTGGTAGAAGACGCAGAAGAAATGCAGCGTATAATGAAAGAACAAAACAAGAAAAGAAAATAAAAAAATAAGGGGCTAACAAATCGTTAGCTCCTTATTTTGTTTGTGTTTAAATTAGCGTTAATCCTTTTTGTCCCGCAGGTGTCTATCAATCCTTCGAATCGCTTTTTCCATCTCTTTTACCATTCCTAACATGACACCTAAATTTCTTCTTTCGTCTACATACTCCACCACATCTAACGCAACGTCACGTATCAGCTCGTAGTCGACGTTCTCATCATACGGTTCTCTCACTGTCATCAGGTCTCCTTTCCAAATAAAATTGCCTGCGTAGTCATTGTACCACGCAGGCTTTTTAATTGCAAATTATATGCCGTTCATAAGATACCATCTTGCCTTGCCACGAAGCACTTCACCGCCCGGTTTCATGCAGCCGTCATAGTCTTTCAGAAACCATAAATCCCAGCGGGTCTCAGGGTCACCGCTATACGGACCGTACGGTGGACAGTGCCTTTGTGCTGCTTCACAGTGCGTCAGGACGTTGTCGACCGATACCCATGCTTCTTTACAGATACAGGCAACGACCGCAGCCATGGCTTCGATTTGGGCTTCCGTGACAGGTTCCGAACCTAAGTTACAGTTGTACCCGTTGTTGGCGGTTGCGTCATAACAGCCGCAAACCGCAATGCCGATAGAATTAGAGTTCCGTTCATAGGTATGTACCCTGTACTGGCTTAAATCACGGCAGTTATCGGGAAGGTAGATTCTGCCGTCATAGTCAATGCTGATATGATAGTCAGGGTAGACCTGACCGTACCTGCCAGCTGACCAGTGAAGGAAGACGTTGTTGACCTTGCCACGGACTTCCCGTGCCATTTCCTTGATATCTTCCAAACTTACTGTGGATAGTTCTGAAGCGTACTGCATATGTATCACCAACCTTTACTTCTGTTCATCAAACTTTGCCTTTACTTTGTCACGAATCTTACTGACCACGCCGATATCGCATTCAGAAAGATTTTCGAGGATACTGAGGGCTTCCGTTGACCCAAGTACCACCACGATTATCGTAGTTACCACACGGGGCGTATGACCAATCTGAAGGGCTGCGTCCACCAACGCACCAGTCAGCAGCAAGAACAGGTACAGAAGCATCTTATCCACGAACCCGTCACGAAGATACGCTGATTTTATATATCGCCACCTGTGTGCCTGATACAGAAAACAAATCGCTTTTCTGATACCACATGGCGACTGCGGATAGATATCCTTGTAGCACCGTTTGCTGAGTGCTATCCATCGTGTGAAGATATCTAACAGTTCGAGGAAAAAGAACACTGTAATCAACCTAAAGAAATCATCGCTGAAAACAACCGCTACTAACCCAGCCAAAATCTTGTATTGCAGGTAGGCTCCTGCCTCAACCAAATGCTTGTGTATATTTCCAATCATCGCAGTGTACCTCCTGCCCAAATTAACGCCGTATTTCACGTATGGCGCACCGGAATTCCTTGTAAGATAAAACCCTTGCGTGACCCCGTAAAACTCGCTGTACGGGCGTTTACGCAAGGGTCTTTTTTTTTATTTCAATCTACTTTTACAATTTCAGGTTCATCAAGTTTCGTATTGCCCAAAATGACTTCGTCATACAAGGCAGCCGCCCGTACGAGGAACTCTTCCAAGCGTTCCGAAAAGTGTTCGCCTCCCAGTTCCCTGACGCTGACTTCGATATGACCTATCTTTGCGTCGTTAAAACTCCGAGAATCACGTTCATTAAACGCAAAAGACAATCCCATGCCCAGCGTGTTCGTGTACTGGTATTTATCAACATCGAAATCAATACGGCGTAACATCCTGACCTGTTTTTCTTTCCTTAAATAAATAGTGTTTCTCATGTCTAACCCCCGTTAAAAACTAATACTAACGCCACCCATAACCTTGTGGCTTCCACCTGCTACCCACGCTCCCACAGCACCGCTGATAGGAGCTTTTAACATATACATCGGCTTCTTGCCGTCCGTCCCTATACCGAAGGTCCACCGACGTTCCGGAATTTTCACCTTCACAGCAGTTTCTGTCTTCACAGCAAGGTCAGCAGTTTCTGAATGCTGTTCAATCTCCTGCTTCTTGCCGTTTACTTCTACTGTCACTACAGGCTTTTCTGTATGAACCTGAACATCGTTGCCGTTGTACGGTATCTTCTGATAGACTATCTTCGTTTCGGTCTTTGTGTTGGCGGTCACAGCGTCCGCTATCTGCTGTTCTGCAAGCTTGTTGCGGTCTTTGTAACCGTCACTGTACCCTTTACTGTATGCGGTATCATAAGCCTCTTTATAGCCCTTGTCATACCCTTTATTGTAGGTAAAGTACAGACCGCCAGTTATTACAAGGACGGCTACGAGAGCCGCCCACACGGTATTGCGATTCCACATAGCCGTCACCTGCTTTCTTATGCCTTCACATAATCACCAACAATAGACACCTTGCTGCTAACAAGCCCAGCCCATACAGAATTATCCAAATAAGACTGCAACATGGCTGCAGGCACATGGACAACAACAGCAGAAGCTTTTGGACTTCCAAACATTCCTGCAACAGCAGTTGGAACAGATTCGCTTCCGATGTATATATCATATTGATAAGCACTTTCTCCAATTGATGCCAAAGCACTGTTTCCAAATGTTTCCACACTGTCAAGATAAAGCCCGCCTCTGATAGAGGAAGTTTGGAATCCGTTCTGCTTAACTTCTTTGACAGAAGGCAACCTCAGGGAACCCATAACTTTAGTGCCATAAAAATCCCTTTGGTTCACATATTCAAGTTTAGGAAGTTTCAGGCTCCCAGTCTCTGTAACAGTAGCAGACATAAACCTGCCTGTCATACCTGATGCTGCCACACCAACATAATTGGATAAATCTACTTCGCCCGATATTGTAGCATTGGCAAATGTACTACCATCAAGAGTAACAGCAGATGACAAATCAACATTTCTAACCGTTGCATACTTAAATGTATCACTTCCTAATACAGTGGTATCTGCCAAACTTACATCACAATAGGTGTTGTCTGCACTGGATAAATGTACAAAAGCATTATCGTAAACAGCACAATTACCATGCACAGTAATAGTTTTGGCACCTGCATAATAAAATGCACTTTCACCAATAGCAGAAGCAGTGAACTCTATATTGCCCGTAAACAATGAATTATCAAAACTATGGGCACCAATATTTAATGCCTTGTTCTGTGCAGAAATGCTTTTAATCCGCATCCGTGTAAAAGCATAATCACCAATGGTAGCAGCATTGGCAAATGAAAGGTTCAATTCGCCTGCCTGTCTTAATCCTTTCACTTCAGAACCAGTAAAGGCAAGACTTGTTTCATTACCCGTATACCATCCAACCATGCTGTCTGCAGCTGGTCCGCCACCTGCTTCCACAGTAATGACACCATAGCCAACCGCATCATTAGGCAAATCAATCACCTGTTGCTGGGCAGTAGGAGTAATGGTAAGGTTCTTCAATGCTGTGGCAGTCACATTAACCTTGCTGAGCCCATCATAAGATTCGTCCGCAGTAATTTCCTGCAACTGCCTTGAAGGGTTCACGGTCTTTTCCTGCAGTATGGGTGTACCACCGCCCGGAACCTGACCAGGTGAAATTTCACCAGTTAAAGTTAATTTTTGCATGATGCCACCTCATTACAGAACATAGTCTTCAACAAAATGGTCAGAATAATAATCCCAAAACGCATTCGTTTTAAATATTTCAGTAGCTCCTGCAGGAATGTGAATCTTAAACCCGTCCTTGCCTGCAATATAACCTAACAAATCAGGAGGCTGTGAAGGCGTACCTGTGTTCTTATATCCAAACCAATAATCTTCAATGCCTGTACAACCACTGAATGCACCTGATTTAATAGTAGCACAATGAGGAACTTTAACCGTCTTTAATCCAGTACAATTTTTAAACGCATCTGCATTAATGGTCAACGCAGTAGCTCCATTAAAACTATGTTCAAAACCTGTCAAATTAGTACAGTCCTGAAAAAATCTATAAGGAATTTCCTCAACCATACCATTAATTACAATAGTATTGTCACCGCCTGCAGATGCACCAACAGTCACTTTGCTTAATCCATCATAGCCAGCATCAGGAGTAACTTCCTGTGCTGAACTGGTAGGAGTAACGCTTTTTTCCTGCAGTTTCGGAGAAACAGGCAACTGCCCCGGAGAAATTTCAGCAGTCAATGCAGCCTTAACCGTAAGTATGCCCAACAAAACTTCCTGTGTATTACTCATTGTGTCCACCTCCATGTTACCAAGTTACTTCCGCACCCAACGTGAACGTGTGAGGCGTAATGATAGTCGCTCTTTCAACCGTTTCGTTTTCTTCACCAGCATTTTCGATATGCGTGAGCTGTACGTCATAAACGTAGTCGCCCATAGGCAGGTTCTCCGTATCTTCAGGGTTGAACACCACGGTAGCCTTGCCAGTTTCGCTGTCATAATCAGAAAACGTCTTCTGAATCAACGCTTTCTTATCAGTACAGCTGCGTTTCACGGTCAAGACCACTTCGTCTTCACTGAAGTCGTAAGTCTGCTGTTCTTCGTCTTTTACCTGAAGTTCCAGTGCAGCACTATCACCACGGGTCAGGTAAATGCAGTTGTTGGTAATCTTGTAAGCCATTGTAAAACCTCCTAATCATTAAACACAGATACGGGAATCTCTGTTTCAACGTAAACCCTGCTTGTATCCAGCAGGTCTACGGCTTCATTGTAGTTAACGTCCTCAGGGTCGCCTACACAGTGTATCTTCATGCCACGGTCTGAAAACGTGTGTAAATACACTCTCTGACCGAACTGCTTTGCTTCAGATATTACAGCCATGTCGCACCTCCACCCTTATTTCCTTTATTATAAAAAAATATTCTGAAAATGTCAATAAGTATCTACCTATTTAATCAACTATCCTGTTCCACATACGGAATATTCTCTAATGCAGTATAAAGCTTTTTCAGCTTCGTATAGTCTTCCGAAAACACGTAGCTGTCATTGCGGATTACTGTGTCATACGAAAAGCCGATATCGCCAGCGTTTTTCAGTGTGGCAGATGTACCGCCCACCACATAAACAAACGCATTGTCTGTATCAGGGTCGTCCCAGTCTAATTCACCGTACACGAACACCGTCTTCTTGTCGTAAGGCACAACGGCATATATGTTTTGGAAAGACTTAGGAAATACGATACTGCCTTTTTTTATCCTGCGAATCCACTTGCTGCTTATATTGACATCGGGCGTGTTCTGTACAGTCAGACCGCCGCAGGCACGTTCTGTGTACTGATTCCTGATAGAGGCTGGTATCACGCTATGGTAGTCCTGTATACCGTCAAATCGGCGTGATATTTCACTTTTGGTGACCTGCCCGTTCTCCACGGTAATCAACCACGAACCTTCATAATCTATCCAGCCAGTGTTCCACAAATAAGCACCAGCAGCAGTAATAGCAGGACGGTAGTGTTTGGTAGTGTCCAGTTCCATGTAGTAAGGGAACCACTGAAACTCAGCTGTGACCGTAAGCATAAACTGGATAACGTCACCGTCTTTCAACGGATTCTGTATCACACGGTATTCGCCTGCAAGTGGACTGTAATATCCTGCCCTGATAACGCTCGAAGCCTGTGTCGAATCTTCTCCGCCATTCGTGTATTCGTTGATGCTACGCCAGTTTGGAACATACAACGGGGAACCGCCATGGGAACTGTTCGTATCGCACGGAGGATTATGCCCTTCCTTTGTAATCAGCGCAAACTCACACAACACAGGGTCGGGCGGACCGCCATAATATGGAACAGACGTAGGCGACGCTCCCTGTGGCTTCGTCTCCTGTAACTGCTTTATCATGCTTTTTGCAGTGTTCAGGATATCGTCCACAATCGGCTGAAGAGAAATCGTGTCTATGTCACGTCCAAGCGTGCCATACACCAACGCCAAATCATTGTGGTCGGTATTGTCCAGTGAATAGGTAGGATACTCATACGCCTGACCGCTTTTGGTGTTATCATCGGCGTCGAATGTTTCCGTGACCTTATCGTACACTTCCACATAATAGCCAGCGTCAGGGTCATATTCCCTGCCTTGATACTCTAATTTCGGATAGGTAACAGACTCCATATGCGACTTCTGCCAGCAATAGTTACCCGTCTGCCAAAACCAGTTTCCCTTATCGTCATTGCCCAAATACAGCCTGTGACCGCTTATGTTGTAAGGCTGTTCTTTGCCTGTGGCATACAGTTTCGGGTAATCCCAGCCGCCACGGAAGCTGTAAAACTTCTTTCCGTCATTAAGGAACGTAGGTTTCCCTTTCCACATAGGAATCGTGTAAGACGGTATGGTTACGCCTGAAGGCTGACCCGTGAGAGCAGGTATCACAACGCCACCCATGTCATCAAGATACGAATCATTAACATATCCGTACATCGGCAGGATTCCGCCAAGCTTCTTCCGTGTGCGTTTGTACTCTCCGCCAGTAGGCACGTAACCGTAAGCCACGACACCATCAGTCCACACATAGCTTCCGCTGTTCACCCGTGCGTTGCCGACAATCTCGATACGTTCACCGTCCGCAGTTATCGCAGTATTCCCTTGTACGCTTGCTATCCTTACACGTTTAGCCACCGATGACCACCGCCTTGTTTCCTGCAATATGAACCCATACACGGCTTCCGCTATGTACGTTAATCGGAACAGCCACCTCATACGGATACAGCTGCCCGTTCACATTGACCATGGAACCCTGTATCGTGCCTTCCGCAGCACGACCTGCGTTCTGAACGTTTTTTGCTATTTCCTGACACGCTTTTTCAAAATCTGCTAACCCAGCCATCAATACCACCGCACAATCTCTATAGCCTGTCTTAAACCGTATTCAGCACTATGCCTGATATTATTGGTTTCCAAATGGTAATCGTGGTCACGGAACCTGATAATATCGTTGAAATCAAATATGTGGTTGCTGTTCAATACCTCTAAGCTCACACGCTCTTCTATCCTGTTGTTCAGCCAGTCCGTTGCGTCTACCAACTGTTCAATGGTCTGACGGTCTTTTACAGGATAGTTCGTATTAATCAGCGGAGGATGAAGATACCGCAAGATACCTGCGATAATCTCTTCCATAATCTCAACTTCGAGGCTCTTAAAGCCTTCCTGTGTCTTATCTACCATGTACTGGCTCACGCTGTTGCCAGGTGCGCCCTGTGACAGCCCAGTATCCAGTATTTCACCATCGGCGTCTTTGGTCGTGTGACCGTACCAGCCGCCATTACCGATAGGCGTATGCGTGGTAATCGCCACATCTGCATTCGAATAATCAGGGTGACCGTTGTTGTAGTCACCGTCGGTATAAACCGTTTCCATGGAAAGATAATATTCAGTACCAAAGTCCTGATATTCGTACTCCGTCTTGGAAGCCGTGCCGTTCGTCGCATTCAGTGTTTCTTTCACTTTCAGGTATGTCTGCATGTTGCCGTCAACGTCACCGTGTTCAATATACGTGTACGTCGTTTCGTTGCCGTCACCGTCGGTCTCCCTCATAACATACCCATTCTCATAGGTGATTGATACATCGCCCCATTGAATCGTTCCTGAAAACGGAACCATATTATCAGGGTCTTCCTGCTTATCCTCGTCTTTGCCACCGCTGCCGTTCCATTCCGTGTGAACCCGATTCTTAGTGACAGAGTATGGGAAGCCGCAGTCCAATACAGTTACCGTGTTCCCTGTTTCCTGCCCTCTCTGTATGACGTACAGCTTATCAGTCCTGATAAAGACATTAAAATCTATATGCGGCAAATCACCCAGCCAACCGAACAGGTTCGCAATCAGACTTCCGTAAGTACCCGTAAGACCAAAGTAATAATAATAGTCATCTTCATCAAGCTTGTTGACTGGATACAGCCAGTCCCATGCCTGATAAACCAGTGTCAGCCCTAATCCTCTTGCCAGCAGTTCCATTAAGGCACGGGAGGAATACGATACGTTCTTAGGCTCTTCTTCGTATTGCTGCTTCGAATACCGTAACACAAGCCGATAGTACGTGTATTTCAGCTTGTCAGTGCTGTATCTGCCGGTAAAAGAAAAAAGCCTGTTCCGTTCAGTCACCGATTCCACCTTGAACCAGTAATCGAAGTCTTGCAGCGTGCCTCTGACCTCGTAATCAATGTCTAACGGATTCAGCGGTGTCTGCAAAGAAAACGTGTCCGATAAAGTGTGGCTGCCCAGCGTAATGTTCAGGTCTGAATAATCCACATTAGAAACAGGAACTACGTATCGTGTATCGTAGCTCCTGTTAATTACTGCTTTTACTGTACGTTTGGTATGAAAGTTTATAATCTGTTCGGTTAAAGCCATCGTTACGCACCGTCCTCAACCTCAGCCTGCAGCGTGATACTTCCTGTATGCACTCCCACTACGGAACCAGCCGTCATCTTTGCGTAGAACAAAACATTCGTATCACCTACGTTTTGGATTTCAATTTCATCTGTCCAAGAATTCGCACTTCCTGTCTTTGATAACCTCAGCCACGCTTCATTGCTCGTCAGCGTCACCTCGTCCGTACTGCAGCCGTTAACGCACCGTACCGCAAGCGTAATGTTAATGGAATCGCCACGGTCAAGAATCGCCTCAACGGGAGAATCCATCAAATCGCCGCTTGATACTTCCACACCGTCCCTGCTGCCAGCTGTCGGGGAACCCTTAAAAATAGCTATCATATCCATGGTTACACTCTCCAAAACTCTAAGCCCAGCTTACAGAACCTTGTTTCGTACAAATTGATGAATTCAATACGCCGTACGATGATACGTGCATTTGGAATGGTAGAACCATCGTCCAGCGTCACGTTATGTTTCGACCTGTCAGCCCACCAGCCTCTGACCGTGGTAGCAGAAGCCGTATCGAACATTGCCGTTACGGTCACAACGTCGCCTGAAGAAACCCTGCTTCCGTTCCACGGGTCAACGACCACCGCTCCGTGGATGGTCTTCACCAGTTCCTGACGGTCATCAAATTCAAAGCCGTAGTTTTCACCCTTGCCCGTACTTTTAACACAGTCAGGGGCAGTTCCAATCTGTATCATGCTACCACCTCATTAATACGAGTTCTGCTGACCACCGTAAGCCTGTTTCATAACGGGAACCAGCTTATCGCATACCCTGTCAACCAACTGATTCAGGAACGATTCGTCCGTTACCACAGGTCTGTCGATGTTCACGGTGTTGTTCACCGTATTGTTGGTCGTCGCATTGCCACCGCTTCCGCCAAATCCCGAAAATACACGGTCTCTCGCATTCGCAAGCTGATTCACAAGGTCGGTGCCGTACCTCTGTAACGCAGAGATATCGGACGGTTTGAACCCGTTCTTCTTCATGTACTGGTTATCCTGCCAATCCATAACACGCTGTTGCCAGTTTCCGCCTTTTGCCTCTTCCTGCTGCATTTTACGGACAAGCTTCACGTTCTCACGCAACGTCCGCTCAGCCTCACTCATACGAGCCTCAGCCTTCTGACGTTCCGCCGCACGGGTCGCCTCGACCTCGCTGGCACCAGCACGAATCCATGCTTCTTTCTGCTTTTCAATCTCAGCAATGCGCCGCTGTGTCTCCGTCATAAAGACCTGCTGAATCTGTTCTGAAGCCTGTTTCGCCGCCTGTACACGGCTTTCTGCTTCCTTCCGCAACTGTTCCTGTTCGCTGTTCCGTTTGGAAGCGTACTTTTCGTCTATTTTCGCCTTTTCAGTCTGATAGTATTCCTCTATCTTTAATTTATCGGCTCCTGCCTTTTGGTACCCAGCTACCTCGTCCTGAAGCCTGTATAATTCTTTCTGATAATCGGAAGCCTTAGCGTCACGCAAAGCCTTATCCAGCTTGTCGTTCGCCTTTTTGACCTCAACGCTGATTTCCTGTTTGATAGGATTCTCTTTGGCTGTCTTCTGAATCGTATCCTGTGCCTTCTTAAAATCAGCCACAGAGTTAGGAATATCAAAGTTTAACTGCAAGTCTAACTTTTCCGCAGCCCACTTTGTAAGCTTTTCGCCAGTCGCTATCAAAACCTTCCCGATAGAACTGTCAGCAAAACCATCAAAAGCCATCAGACCCTTAGATTTGATACGACCTATGATAGCTTCAAGGTTAGAGAACCGCTTGTATAATTCACCAGCCCACACAGCACTCTTCTGTAGTTCATCGGCGTGCACATTCTCGAAGTTTACCTGATTCGCCTTCAGCTGCTGTTCGTACTTCAGTGCTTCTTTCATGGGGTCTAACAAGGCATTGCCCCATACTTTGCCAACCTGTTCCGTCTGAAGCTTCAAGTCGTTCATAGCATCAGACATAGCATGTGCTTTGTCAGCGGATTCGTTCAACGGTCTTACGACTTCCTTCACACGTTCAGCATAGCCTGAGAAACCAGCAATCGTGCTGCTGAATTTGCCCATGCCCGTTTCCGTAAGGAACTGGAATCCTTTGCCTTCCGCAGAAGCTTTCTCGTAAGCACGGCTGATAGCCTCTAACTGTTCCCTTGCGTTCTTCAGGGAACCGTCTGCATTGACCAAGCTTTCACCGTATCTTGCCATTGCCTGTGAAGCCTTCGTACCGTCTTCGTTAGCCGATAACAAAGCTTTGTCAAGTTTCTGAATCGCACCAAGGATACCCTGTACGTCAGTACCATCAAGCTTAAACACACCCTGTAAAAAGGTTGCGTCAGCGTCGTTGACAGACAGGCGTTCTTTCAGGTAGTACAATGCGTCGCCCGCAGCCATCGCTTCTTTGGCAGATTCTACCGCACCGTCACGTATCTTCACCAACGCAGTATATACACCAGCCGCAGCCGCACCAGCAGCAACAAAGCCAGTCGCCATAGCACCTAAGGCAGGCGCAAACTTAGCAATGGACGGATATTCAGCACTGACCGCCGCAATAGCGTTTTTAACCTGTTCAATCTTGCGGAACGTATCAGGCGCAATGAAGCTCAGGTTCTTCATCACGCCACCACGATTATTCCGTTCTGTCATATTGTTCAGGACAATCTGTGCTTTCTGATAAGCGGCGTACGCCTTCTTTGCTTTCTCGGAACTTTCGCCCTGAGCTTTCGCTACTTCCTGCCAGCCCTTCTTTAAGAAGTTGACCTTTTCCGTCTGAAGCTTCAGCAAGTCGTTCTGTTCCCTGTTACGGGCTACGATTTCCGCAATCTTGTCACCAGCAGCACGGGCAGCCGAAATATCCACAGAAGTCTGCAACCGTACTTCCGCTTTCTTGTTTTCAATATCAGTAACACATTCCTGATATGCTTTATCCATCAACTGAAGGTCAGCAAGGAAGTCGTCTATGTCCGCACCGATATGTATCTCAAGGTCTTTTTCCTTATCAGCCATATTAATCACCACACTTTAAAACACGGTATCAATCGTTCGCACAGGTTCCTGTTCTAACTCTGATTCGATACTCCATATAGTCATCAGGTAACTGATATATTCATTGTCAATCTGTTCACGAGTCCAGTTATAACGCACCGTAAAGTAATAATACAGGTACATCTTTGAAGAAAAAGGGGTCAGGATTATTCCACCCCGACCCCGTCTGCGTTTTTTGGTAATCTGCCAGCCACAAGGTCACTCACGAAGCCGTAGCATTCGCCGAACAGCTTCATCAGTTCTGAAAGCGGCACTTCATCCAATACCAAGGAACCTTCCACACCGTAAACCATACCGATACAGTCTGCGATACGGTCGATACCGTTAGGGTCATCAAGCCCTAATTTTTCATCATTTGTCACTTCCGCAAACTTCCGCCAAACAATGGCTTTTAAATCAGTCTGCGGCTTCTTACCAGCGATTTCCCTCATAACCTAACCTCCGTTCCATACCACACATTAAGACGGCAATACGCTTGCAAAGAACGAAGTCATGCTTTCGTTCGATTCGAACACCTGACGATACCGCCATTCGTTGTTGTTCTGCAACACAACGACCTTGCCTTCAATCGTCTGAGGCTGCCATTCAACGTCCTGTTCTTTCGTCTGATATTCGTCACTCGGAATACCGAATTTCAACTTGTAAATCTTTACACCAAGGTTAGAGCCATCGGACATGGTTCCAGAGAACAAGACTGCCACGTAAGGCGGACTGTCCGTAGATTTATCCACCAAAACTTTGTTAGTAGTGTCATACGTGCTACCCAAAAGCTTAGCCTGTACGTCGAGCGGCATCTGTGCTAATTCCAAAGAAATTTTTATTTCCGGCGTGCCGTTCTCAGACGCAAAAGCTTTGTCATCGGCATATAAAACGTTCTGCGACTGTTCCACTTCCACGTTTACCGTACGCAAGCCTTCGACAGCCTGAGGCGTCTCGTAAACAGGCGCACTGGAACTGGTGTCTTCAGTGGTCTGACGGGCAAAATAGAACGACTTCACGCCAACTTTGATTTTTGCCATTTTACATTACCTCCAATACTTTTTGATAAAGTCCATAGGTACATACAACTCACCGTATTCACGGTCTTCAACTGTAGGGTGAGTGCCTTGCCATGCGTAATCTTTGCCTGTCATCGCACTCAGGATACTGTTTTCAATGCTCTTCACAGAAGCATTTTTCGCAACAATCGTTACCCGCACGTCGTGCTGGTAACAAATCATCTTGTCATCGGTGAAATAAGCAGGGGACACAGACAACGTCTTGTAAACCAAAAACGGATAGGCAGCGTCGCCAACCTCAGGTGCCTTGTCGTGGAAAATCTCAATGGATTCGCCAAACTCAGCCTTCAATATGTCCGCTACCGCTTTGTCATAGTTTACAAACACATCAGCACTCATTTTGAACCTGCTTTCTTTATTGCTTCGAATATATCATCAACAATCTTGCCCCGTTTCTCATAAAAACTGGTATAAAAAAACGGTTTATTGATTCTTGGGCTGTATTCAATCAACCTTCCATACGGCACACCCTTCGAAGGATACACCATATTAGGGTTCCTGCTGCCCGGATTCTTAGGTAAAGGCTTCTTGTAGACTTCAGACTTTACACCGCTTTCCAGCTTCTTTTCACTGGCTAAGAAGGCTTTAATCGAACCACGAAGGTTACCAGTATCTTCTTTGACACCAGCAGCATCCATGTCAGACTTAATGTCCTCAGCAAGACCTTCAACCGCCTTGTTCATTGACTCCATAGCAGCGTTTTGGACTTCTTTGGAATAGCTTTGCAATATCTTCTTTAAAGAATGCCTTCCTTTTCGCCTTGCCATCAGTCAGGAACCTCCACACTGAACTCAGCTATCATCCACCTGTCTGTCACCACCCACGGAGTTACAGGATAGTAATTACTGCCACGCCACACGATACGCTTTATTTCTGCTTCAGTCGACTGTTTGCGTATCACCACGGTATATCTTATGCGTGAATCGTTTGCAACGCCTGTAGAGCCAATATTAGCCGCCTTAGGAATCATTGCAGCATAGACCAATTTCATAGTGCTATACGTGGGAATACGATTCAGTTCTTCGTCCTGAACCACGGTCGCCTTCTGCAGTGCTATACGTTCTTTTAAATCGTTAACGCTGTAATCCGTCTTCATCCTGCATACCCTTTCGGACTGGTGTGCTGCAACTGGTAGATTATCATCTGTACAGACGTTACCTTGCCAGCTTCCACGGGAGTTCGGTTCTCATACCAGTCAGCAATCAGAATCTTTTCCGCCAGCTTTACCGCCTCTGCCCAGTCGTCTCCTTCTGAGTTCTCAGAAGCCGCAAACTTTGCGTCAAAATCATCAACCGCACTACGCATATAATTGTCGGCGGAGCGGATAAGCCCCGCCAACATCGTATCGTCTGCGTCATAATCAACACGTAAGTGCTGTTTCACTTCAGCTACAGTCAGCATTTACAGCACCTCACAATCGTTCCACTGATTATTCAACCACTTCGTCAGTAACCAACGCCAGTTTCTTCAGCACGTTGCTGAACTTCTTCACTACGTCGAACCGAGGAGTGATTTTCAGGTAAACCGCACCCTGCAGGAAACCAGCATCCTTAGACATCTTGACGATAAAACCTTCCAAGTCTGCAAACAAGACTGCCCGTTTCAAATCACCCACGTAGAACGGGATGGTTGCAACAGTCTTTTCCGTAACCTCGCCCTCGTCAATAACCGTAGTACCGTTTTTCAGAGTAGTGTCATCCAACACCAGCACCTGACAACCAGCAAACCGCTTAATGGTCGGGTCTTTAATGTCGGGAACCATCAACGGACGATGGGTGCTGTCTTCCAATTTGTCGAGATAATCCCAGCCGGACTGGTTGGTTACGATAACAGCGTTCTTACGAGCCGCAACCGCAATACCCTTATTCAAAGCAGTTTTGATATCGTTGTAGCCGGTAATCTCGGTCGAGGAACCGCCAGCGGCAGAATCCATTGCCGTCAGGATTTCCTTATTTTCCTGCAACACGAGGTCTTCCGCAAAAGCTTCACGAACCTGTTCGAAGATGTCGACATTCGCATCAGCTTCTACTTCCTCAGACACGGGAATGAAATCATACCAGTTTTCGATTTCGTATTCAACGGTATTGAAATTGATATCTTTCGCAGTCATGGTGGTCAGTTCTGCCCGTTTGGTCAAACCAGTAGCGGCTTCGTCACGGATAGGATAACTACCCTTACGGAACGTGGTATTGTGGACATGCACGTAATCTTTCAAACGGGTGTCCTCGCTTGCCAGCCGTTCCACGTCAGCTACGAATTCTTTCGGGCACAGGTAACCGCCCTTAGCGTCCACACCGCCCTGCTGACCAGTCGGGGTAGCGTCATTACGCAATGCAGTACGTTCCTCGTCGGTCAACTGAATTCCACGCAGTGCTTTGTTGATAGCAACAATTGCAAGTTTCTCATTCATAGTTACATTACCTCCGTTAACTATACTTAAATGATTTTTATCTTCAGCGGAATTCAGTTCCGCCATCTCAACCAGTAATCCTTTTAATTCTTCCGCTTTCACGGCTTTCACAGCCTCTGCGGTGTCCTTGTTTTCCAGCATATCCTTACAAGCCTTGATACGCCGTAACAGTTCTGCTTTCTGCTTACTTACCATCTTCCAGTACCTCCTGTGCCTGTTTAATCAGGTCGCTGTAGTCTACAGGAGTTACGGCTTCTTCCTCATGCCTCTTAATGCAGTCAGGTGCCTTGTCGTACCCTGTAAAATAAGCAACAGCCTTGGTGGAAGCTTCTGCACGTTCCACATGGTTCCAAATCTTGGAAGCGTCTTCTGCGTTCAACCACGTCTCTTCGTCCATCAGCTTCACAAAGTCGGTTTCCTCACTGGCGTGAGCCTTATAAATCTTGATAATGCTGTCACGCATGGTATCCAGTAAATCAGCGCACTGCCTCAGTTCAGCAGCGTTTCCCCAGCAAATCGTTGACGGGTTGTGAATCATCAAAAACGTGTTCTCAGGCATAATCACTTTGTCACAGGCTAATGCTATGACAGAGGCGATACTTGCTGCCCAGCTGTCGATGTAAGCCGTGGTTTTACCCTTCAAACGCTGGATAATGGAAGCAATCGCAAAACCTGCGTTAACGTCGCCGCCATCTGAAGCAAAGTAGAGGGAAACAGGCTTGTCACCAATTTCATCTAACTGTTCACGGATTTTCGCTGGGAACACATACCCTTCGTCAGCATGGTAAGCTTTCAGAAAGCCGCCATCCACGTCGTCAATGATGTTCCCGTAAATCCAAATTTCTGCCTTTTCAGCAGAATTCTTAATTTTCAGGTTCCATTTGACATTACTTTTCATTGCCCTTACCTCCGATAGTATCCGCACCCGGCATCTTCATAAGGACATCGCCGCCGTCAATCGGAGGCAACCCAGCAAACGCACGGGCTTCATTGATTTTATAAATACTTCCGTCCACATAGGTACGAAGCATTGTCGCCTGCTGTACAGGGTCTGACCGTAACAAACTGCTGAGATTGAACTTAATACCCATACCGCTTAAAAATTCGCTCTCGGTAAGCAGTTTCGCCGTCAGTTCCTGTTCGTAGATTTCAATGATATAACTTAACGTACTCTGTAAGAACGCAAGCTGTAACGCCGTAGCCGTCGAATAACTCGATTTCTCAAGGTCGTTCAACATCTGACTGGGAATGCCCATGGCAGCCGCAATCTGACTGCTGGAATACTTCCTCATCTGAAGGAACTGCGAATCCGCAAGGTTCAGCTGCAGCGGCGTCAGTTCCCAGCCCATCGGCACGGTGAAGATACGGTTGTCGATAACGCCAGCGACCTCTTTCAAATCCAGTAAAGCCTTCTTACGACCTTCCTTGCTTAAATCGCCAGTGTATTTCAGGCAACTGTTCGGATTCATGCCCTGTTTGAACAACCTGTTCTGTACGTTCTGACCGCTTTTCACGCCAGCCATGGTACGATACAGGGTGTCTTTCACGGGCATGCCTACAATCGGGTTTTCGTACCTGCGATACCAATTTTTTACATGGATAATGTTTCCAGCATCGATGTTTAACACACCGTTGCCGCCAGTGTACTGATACCAGTATTTCGCCTTAAAATCCCTTGTATTGTTGACCATTACGGTCACCTGCAACGGATTCAAAGGATACAGACCGTCAATTTCACCGTCGTTGCGGTAAACCACCACACTGTAGCCGTTCCCATAATGGTTCCGGCAGAATTCCATGTACCCAAGCCATTCAGCCGCCGTCTGAAAATCATTAGGTTTCAGACCAACCAAATAGGGAAGCCTGCCGTTTGTCACCTTGCCGCCGTCAGCACCACGTACCCAGCACGGGATTTTCGACATTGCCTCTGACAGTATCTTCAGACAGGTGTAATACGTTGCGTCACCCGTATCAGGCGTTATATCACTGTCACTGTCTCCGCTTTCCTCACGCAAGAAACGCAACGCAGCAGCGGAAGCCAACGTAGGCTCAGACGTAACGGATTCTTCATTGTGAAATTTCTTCTTAAAGTTTGCCCAAAATTCCATTGATTTCTCTCCACGTTTCCATCGTTTCCTCATAAGTCATTTCAGGTTCAGGCACTTCCATGCCGTCCAAGAACCAGCATTTCCAAGCGTCCAAAACACTGTCAACAGGGTCAATCCTGCCTTTTATCTTATCGGCAATAATCTGCTGATAAATGTTGGTCACAATCTTCGTGTTTACCACAGACCATGTCAACAATTCGTTGCGTCTGTCATATTCAATCGCATGCGCCCTGACCGTATCCCTGAAGTTCTTCGTAGCATCCGAAAGTGATTTCGGATACTGCCCGACCTCTATCAGGTCGCTTCCGCAGATTTCCTGCAAGTCGGGAAGGATAGCCGCCGCATTGCTTTGGTCATACCCGACCTTTATGATTTCCAAACTGAACATCTCTAAATCGGATTTCAGCTTTGCCAGTACGCTTTTGTAATCCAGTATCAGACCATATGTCCCAGGACCATTTGTGAGCGTTATCAGACCGTTCTTGTACCATTGGTCATACGGAGCATTATCACGTTTGATGTGTTCTTCCAGTTTGTGTTCCGGAAGAAAACTGTGCGTATAGATATATGCTTTTTCCTCGGTATTTAACGGAGGAAACAAGAACGTATAACTCGTAAGGTCGTTTTTACTACTAAGGTCAAGACCAAGATAACAGCGTCTTCCACGTAAATCTTCCAACGTCCTGTCGCTGCCGCACATCGTCCAGTCACCTAACATAACCAGCGAATTTGTGCCAACCGTAGTCCAGCAATCAAGATGTTTTACGATAAAATCCCGTAAGTCGTCGCCTCTCTTAGTCTTTGCGTCTATCGCAGCTGCACGCAGTTTCCTCATCTTCACTTCGTCTTTGGTAACATGCGTGTCGTCATCGAACATCAGAAGCGGATTCGCCTTTGCCCATTCCTTTTCGTTCCATAACGTGGCTTCATACTCGTCAGATTCTGTATGGCTGTCAGGCATGTCCATCTCCGCTATGTAAACGAACAGCTCGTCTTTTCTTACGGCACCGTTCGCCACCATCTTTGCAAACTTGTACTGGTTGTAGCAGTAGCCCGTCAGGTCGAATCCAGCCGTCGTGATACAAACCAAAAGGGAATTGTTCAGCCCGACCATGCCGTCCTGTAAAACTTTTACCATCTGATTGTTCTTATGAAGATGAAGCTCGTCACAAACGGCGCACCAAGGTTTGAACCCATCGATTTTCGTATCACCCGAAAGTGATTTAATCGTACTGTTCACACCGTCATGCTTGCAGTAGATTTCATAACAGTAATCTTTGATATCATACAGTTCGGAAAGCTCAGGGTCGTTTCGGATAAACTTTGCCGTCTCTTTCCAAACAATGTTAGCCTGCTGTTTCTTCGTCGCCGCCGTGTAAATCTGGGCGTCCTGTACGGTGTCCATGTAGCTCATGTAACTGCAGATGATACCGCAGATGAAGCTCTTTCCGTTTTTCCGGGACATTTGGATGTACGTCTCAGAAAACCTTCGTACACCGTTCTTGTACCAACCAAAGATAGAACCTAAGATGAACTTTTGGAAACCTGCTAATTTTAACTGTTTCAGTCGGTTGCCATCGTTCTCGTCATGGTAATGAAGCATTTCGGAGAACTCTATGACACGTTCAGCTTCGTCAGGTCTCCATTCAATGTCCTTCCGCTTCAGGTCATTCAGATGACGCTTGCAGCAGGCTATCTCAGTCTTTCCTGCAAGACGCTTGCCTGATACGACAAGCTTTGCATAAGCCGTCACACTGTCCATCTGAATTCCCCTCTCCCATAAACATATAAAACCTCTTATAATTACACTTATTTTCTACATTGTAAACCATATTTTTAGAAATGTCAAGAATATTCTGTCAATTTTATTATCTTAAAAATCATGGCAGGGCGGTAGCGTCTGTTCTTCATGCCACACACACCTTAGCGGTTACAAAAAACCGTCCTGAAAAGAATGTCAGTTATTATATTATTTCCGCCGCCACGACTGGCTTCTAATCCCATTACTGCCGTTTGTTCCAATAAAAAAAGACGCCTACCGTGAACAAGATGGTAAAAGCGGTAAGCGTCATAGAGGGGTCTGTTCATTATGCTCTTTTACGTTTCAGAGCGGCAAATTTGTTCTCAGGTTTATCGGGTGTCTCAGGTTGCAGAAGCCGCAGCCTGTCCGTATGGGATATTCCGATTTTCCCACTTATCTTTCGCATTTCCTCAGCGTACTGCTTAAATGCGAATCGGTCAGGGTTCTGTACCAGCACCGTCTGTCCGGAAGAACCTGTTCCCTGCAACGTGTCAGGCACGTCACGGTTCTTTTCCATCAGGGATTGTACTTTATCCCAGCAATAACAGTACATAACCAAATCGGCATGGTCTAAATTATCTATCCAGTGCATTTCCCATGCAAGACGTTCGTACAGCTGCTTCGCCCTGTCGGTCAAAAAATCGGGAGGAACCAGCCTGTCGCTGTCCACACGGATGCTCTCTTCAAGTTTTTGTCTCTCCTCACGTTCCTCTTTACTCCAATGAGAACCGTTCAGAACGGATATAACGGGCGGTCTCATGTCCTCTCCACCTCACACACATCTATTGATTCACCGTAGGCTGTCCTGAAAAGGAATCCACTGTTATTTCACGGCTCCTGTCTCCGTATCCTCTCCGCCAACGCCATTTCTGACGGATTGTAATTCCTACTAAACCAGTGGGAAAATCGGGATTGCTCAAAACGGAGCTTTGTCCACGGGGACG